CCGCGCCGGGGACTCTGACCCTTGGCACGGAAGGGGTCGAGCGGGGCAACTCTGACTGCCCAGCTCGGCAGACACAGCACACAACAGCCGGCCCCGCCTGGGGCCGGCTTGGGGTAGGTATGAGCCGACAAGATCTGCTGCCGGGCGCTGGCCCGGTACTCTCCCTGCGCCACGCGCTTTACCGCGCCGGGCGTGACCATCGGGGCGGCATTGGCGCCCTGGCCACCGATATGCATCTCGACCTGGTAACGGGTTACGACACCCTGCAGAAGAAGCTGAACCCGACCGAGGAACGCCGCTGGCCAAACCCGGACGAGCTTGAAGACATCATCCGCCTGACCCAAGACCCGCGCCTGCTGGACGCGTTGAACCGTCCGGCCGGGGCGGTGTGGTTCAAGCCGGTGCCGGTGGAAGCGACCAACGATGCGTTGCAAGCGCTGGCCAAGCTGACGGGGCGCTTGGCCGATTTCGTGGGCAGCTTGCATGACGGGGCGGCGGACAATCGCTGGCAGCGGCATGAGGTGGAAGCGCTGAAGCACCACGGGCACGAGGTGATCCGCAAGATTCTCGGGATCATCGCCGGCGCCGAGCAGGCAATGCTGGCTGGGGAGGATCGCCGCGATGGATGAGCGCTATCTGGAGATGGCCGAGGCGGTGCAGCAAGAGCGCCTGCAGCAGGCCATCTACAACCGTGTGGTTTACCAGGGCGAGAGCGCGACCGAGTGCGACAGCTGTGGTGACAACATTCCCGAAGCCCGGCGCCAAGCAGTGCCGGGTTGCCGTTTTTGCTTGGAGTGCCAAAGCCGGCAGGAGGTGCGCCGTGGGTGAGTGGCATCCAGCGGCCACCGCGCCGCGTGACCGACTTTTCATTGCTGATACCGGTATGCCATGGGCCAGCCTGGCTATCTGGAACGAACCGGCTGGGATGTTCTGCATTACCGAGCTGGAAACAGACCTGTACCAAGGCGAGTGGAACGACACCGCCATCAGTCATACCTATGTGTCCGCTGGCATGCTGCGCGGCTGGATGGAGTTGCCGGAGGTGTCTCGTGGCTGAACTGCGCTTGACCTTATCTGCCTTGCGGGACTATCGTTCGCCCGTCACGGTCAATCCCGTGGCCGGGTTTGGCGACCCGATCAGTACAGGCGCGACAGCGCCGAAACTCCAGCAGGCGCTTTTTTTATGCCCGCTGAGCGTGTGTGCACCGGCTTCCCGGTGTCTCTCTATGGCGGATCGCGTGGGGAGACCTTCGGGTCTGCCGGGTTCCTGTACCCCGGTTCGCCAACCCCGCGCGGTCTGCCACCCAATTACCGTTTGGCGACGGCTGGTGGCAGCTCCTTCTTTCGTACAGGAGTTCCACTCATGACTAATCTCGTCCAGTTTTCCGCTACCCCGTCCATCAATCCCGCTGAGCTGACCATTGTGAATGGCCAGGTCACTACCAGTTCGCTGCATGTGGCCGATCATTTCGGCAAGCTGCATAAGGACGTGCTCAAGCGCATTGAATCCATCGACTGTTCTCCAGAATTCAACGAGCGCAATTTTGCGCCCGTTGAATACATCGACGCCAAGGGCGAGAAGCGTCCCTATTACCGCATGACCCGCGACGGCTTCACCTTCCTGTGCATGGGTTTTACCGGCAAGCAGGCGGCGAAGTGGAAAGAGGCCTACATCAACGCCTTCAACCAGATGGAGGCGCAACTGCAGGCGCCGGTGCCTGCGGCCTCTCCCTTCAACACGGCGCGCGTTCTGGTGGCCTTCGACGCCACCGGCAAGGCCATCAGCCAGGCGGTACCGGAAGATGCCTGCGTACTGCGCCCGGCGCAGTTGCCGGAGTTGGTGACCGACCCGATGTTCATGAACGCCGATGACCTGGCGCCTCTGGCCGAGGCGGTATTGCGCCGCTTGCTGGCCCAGGGTGGCGAGAAAGCCGTGCGCCAGGTGCTGGTAGAGGTGGATAACAACTGGTTGCTGGTGAACGCGCACAAGCTGATCAACGTGCATAACGAAATGTCGCTCATGTTGATGCAGCAGGCGTGTCCAAAGAGGATTGCGGGCCGATGACCTTGCCGATTGATGGAAGCCCGATTAGTGAGTATGCGCGGGCGTATGTAGGTGATTACGGGATGTGTGTGGTTGACATCCCGCCAGGCGGCAAGGGGCCTGCTCGCAAGGACTGGAACAAGCCGGGCGGGTACTTCGCCGATGCCGACAAGGCCGAGGCGTTCTGGACGAAGAACCCGAACCACAACATGGGCGTGGTGCTGGGGCCGAGCCGTGTGTGCTCGTTGGACGTCGACCACGTGGAGTACACGCGGCATGTGCTGCTGCATGTGCTCGACCTGCATCTGGATGACCTGGCGGCGGTGTACCCGACGCTGGTGGGCAACCCGGAGCGCTTCCGCCTGATGTTCCGGGTGCCGGATGGTGTGGAGCTGAGCCGGCATTCCCTGGTATGGCCCAACCCGCTGGACCCGGACGGCAGCAAGCACAAGCTGGCCACCGCGACGCTGAAACAAGCCGAGGCCACCGGCAATGCCGCGCTGGCCGCAGAAATGCGGGCGAAGCAGAAGAAGCTGGCCCCGGTGACGGTGTTCGAGCTGCGCGGCGGCCTGGTGCAGGACGTGTTGCCGCCCTCGATCCACCCGGACACGGGCCAGCCGTATTTCTGGCGCACCAAGCCCTCGGCGGATGGCCTGCCGGAGCTGCCGCGCGAGCTGCTGAGCATCTGGAACAATTGGGAGATCTTCAAGCCGCTGGGGCAGGGTGCCTGTGAGTGGGCGCCGGCGCCGAAAGAGCGCCCGGCGCCCAAGGCGAAGCCGAGCCGGCCGGCGACTACTGGCCCGAGCGGCAGCGCGGATGTGGTGGGCGCTTACAACCAGGCGCACGACGTGGAGCAGCTGCTGGCGGCGCACGGTTACAAGCGGCGCGGCAAGAAGTGGCTTTACCCGGGCAGCACCACGGGGCTGGCGGGTGTGACGGTGGTGGACGGCAAGGTGTATTCGCACCACGGCGCCGACCCGCTGGCGAATGGGCACATGAACGATGCGTTCGATGTGTTCTGCCTGCTCGAGCATGACGGCGATCAGAAGGCGGCGACCAAGGCTGCCGCCAAGGCGCTGGGCATCGATCATGCGAGCCAGCGTAAGAAGAACATCCAGGGTACGCCGCCGAAGTCCAAGGGCGAGGCGGCTGGCAAGCCTGCGCCTGGTGATGACGCGCAGAGCCCGGCCGATGAGTCGGGCGACCTTCCCCCGCCCCCTACCGATTCGGATTGCGGCGCGCCGGCCGGCAGCAGCACCACCGGGGGGGCGGGGGGTGGCTTCCATATCCAGGGGCTGCTCCGCCGCTTCGCGTTGATCGTCGGCACCACGCAGGCGTGGGACGTGGATAACGGTAAGCGGATTAAGAAGGCCGCGTTCCAGGCGCTGATCGGCAAGGAGCTGTTCAAGCAGTGGGATGCCGAGACCGACCCGAAGCGCAAGAAGACGGTCAGCGAGGATTGGGTTAAGGAAATCGAGCGTGCCCAGGCACTGGCGGGCAAGGCAGTTGGCGATCTGAAGATGCCGATGCTGACGCGCTATGTGTACATCGATGGCACCAAGGATGTGTGGGACTACGCGAAGAAGCGCCGTGTGGCCGAGGGCGCGGTGAAGATGGCACTGGGCGATGCCTACAGCCTGTGGCTGAACAGCCCGGATCGGCGTGTGGTGGATATGAACCACATTGTGTTTGACCCGACGATGAGCCATGACCCCGAGGTGTACATCAACACCTACGAAGGCCTGCCGCTGACGCCTGAGCGGGATGATACGAAGTGCGCGAACCTGATCTGGCTGATCAGCTTTCTGTGTAACCACGCTGAGGATGCGACGGACTGGCTATGCCGCTGGCTGGCGTATCCGTTGCAGCACAGCGGGGCAAAGATGGACACGGCGGTGCTGATGCATTCGACCACTGAGGGCTCGGGCAAGAGCCTGCTGTTTTCGGTGGTGATGGGGATGCTCTACGGGCAGTACTCGGCAACGGTCGGGCAGACGCAGCTGGAAGGTTCGTTCAACGCCTGGCAGAGCGGCAAGCTGTGGGCGGTGTTCGAGGAGGTTGTGAGCCGCGATCAGAAGTACAACCAGGTGGGCAAGATCAAGCAGTTGATCACCGGGCAGACGGTGCGCATCGAGAGCAAGTTCGTGAACGGTTGGGAGGAAGCCAGCCACATGAATGCGGTGTTTCTCTCGAACGAGATCGTGCCGTGGCCGATCAGCGACAGCGACCGCCGGTTTCTGGTGATGTGGCCGGAGGAGAAGCTGCCTGCGGCTCGGCAGATGGCGATCAAGCAGGAGCTGGCCAACGGTGGCGTCGAGGCGCTTTATGCGTGGCTGTTGGCGTATGACCTGGGCGACTTCGACCAGCAGACCAAGCCGCCCGTGACGCCGGCACGCGAACGCCTGGTGGCATTGAGCAGGGCGCCGTGGCAGACGTTCGCCAACCTGTGGCGCTTGGGCGAGCTGGGCGATGGGTTGTGGGGCGGGTGCCTGAGCTCTGATCTGTACGCGATGTTCGTGGAGTGGTGCCAGCGCAATGGTGAGCACCGGATGAGCCAGACGAAGTTCAGCCTGTTCATCGAGACGCTGGGGGTGGACAAGACGCGGGCGA